AATGCTAGCTCTACTGCCACCACAGACTAGCTTCTTTAAACTTCAACTCGATGATACAAAGCTTGGTGAAGAGTTCCCACCTGAGATTAGATCTGAACTTGACCTAAGCTTTGCAAAGATTGAACGTACAATCCTTGAATCAATTGCAGCATCAAGTGATCGTGTTGTTATTCACCAAGCTCTTAAGCATTTGGTGGTAGCAGGTAATGCACTTGTGTTCATGGGTAAGGATAATCTAAAACTCTATCCGCTCAACCGCTATGTCGTAGATCGTGATGGCAACGGCAACGTGCTTGAAATAGTCACGAAAGAACGCATCAACAAGAAGCTCCTTCGTGGAATGCTTCCAGAAATCAAACCAAATAATATAGATAATCCTCCCGGAGAACGGGATGAAGAGGTAGACATTTACACCCACATCAAACGAGATAACAATCGAATGATTTGGTATCAGGAATACGAAGATAAAGTTATTCCTGGTTCCATGGGTAAAGCACCACTGGATGCTAACCCTTGGCTAGTCCTTCGATTCAACACTGTTGACGGTGAGGTGTATGGTCGCGGTCGTGTTGAAGAGTTCATCGGAGATCTCAAGTCTCTTGAAGCACTCTCTCAGGCAATGGTAGAAGGCTCTGCAGCAGCTGCTAAGGTCGTCTTCGTGGTATCACCCTCAAGTACTACCAAACCACAGACACTGGCGAACGCAGGCAACGGTGCTATCATTCAAGGGCGACCCGATGACATCGGTGTTGTACAGGTTGGCAAAACTGCTGACTTCAGGACTGCTTATGAACTGATGCAGTCTCTTGAACGTCGGTTAAGTGAGGCTTTCCTCATTCTTTCTGTACGGCAATCCGAACGAACTACTGCTGAAGAAGTTCGTATGACACAGATGGAACTAGAGCAACAGCTTGGTGGACTATTTAGTTTGCTGACTGTTGAGTTCTTGGTTCCTTATCTGAATCGTAAACTGAATGTATTCCAAAAGACAGGACAGATTCCACGTCTACCCAAAGACATTGTGAAGCCAACCATTGTGGCTGGTATCAATGCACTTGGTCGTGGACAAGACCGTGAAAGCTTGGGTGCATTCCTTACTACCATTGCTCAGACCATGGGTCCTGAAGCTATTCAGACCTACGTTAATCCTGAGGAAGTAATCAAACGTCTTGCAGCTGCACAAGGTATTGATGTCCTGAACCTTGTTAAGACTATGCAGGAAGTACAAGATCAGCAGGCACAAGCTATGGAACAACAACAGCAAATGGAACTTACCAAGCAAGCTGGTCAATTAGCATCTGCTCCTGCAAACGATCCATCCAAAAATCCCGAACTATATGGACAACAAGCAAGCTCCGAAGCGCCGCCCGCGCAGTAAAGCTGAAACTCCAACGACACCAGAGTTCACACCAGTCAATAAGTATGCTCCCAAAGCTAAGATTGGTAAGCCAACTCTGGGTCGTCCAACTGAATATGTAGAGACTGTTGGTCTCGGTAATCTCAAAGTAATCCACGCCAAAGCTAATGACAACACTGACGTACAATCCTAATGAAGTTCCCGAAGGTGAGCTGACTGCTGCAGAACAGGAGTCGCTAGCCATTGGTGAGAAAGCGATGTCTGCTCAGGAAGAGTTGTTGGCTGGTAAGTTCCGAGATGCTGAAGAACTTGAACAGGCTTACATGGAACTTCAAAAGAAGTTTAGCTCTCGTGACCCTGAACCAGAGACTGAAGAAACTACTGTTGAAGAACCATCTACTGAAGAGGAAGAAGATAGTATTGATACTTCCTTCCTAGATACATTGTGGGAAGAATCCCAAGAAGAGTTTAGCCAAGAGACTTTGGAGAAACTTAGTAATATGGATCCGTCTGACTTGGCTCAGATGTATCTTGACTATCGCTCTCAACAAGGTGAACCTGAAAGACAAGAGCTTAGTGCTGAGAATGTTACTACCCTTCAAAGCATTGTTGGAGGTGAACAGCAATATGCAGACATGCTTAGCTGGGCAAGTCAGAACATGTCAGAACAAGAGATTGATATGTATGATGCAGTGATGGATCGAGGTGACCCAACTGCATGTTTCTTTGCTGTCCAAGCACTTGCCTATCGCTTCCAAGATGCAAACGGTGTTGACGGTCAACTACTGACTGGACGTACCGCTTCTGAGAAAGCTGATGTCTTCCGTAGCCAAGCCGAAGTTGTTCGTGCTATGGCTGACCCAAGGTACGACATAGATCCTGCGTATCGTCAGGATGTCTACGCTAAACTTGAGAGATCTGACCTTGACTACTGATAACCTTTTTGCAAAAGAACCACCCATTATTATGACTGACCATCCCTACGGTGTACCACATAACGAACGTGCTGAACTGCTCAACGGTCGCCTTGCTATGCTTGGCTTCGTGGCTGCTATTGGCGCTTATGCATTGACCGGCCAAATCATTCCTGGAGTATTTTAATCATGGCTTGCGGTAAAAAAGGACACAAAGGCGG